TCGGGGTAGAAAGGAACACCCGCCACGTCGAGAGCGCGGAAGAGTGCTTCCACCTTGCCTTCGCCGAAGGCGGAGCCCGGGGTGACCACGTAGCGTTCATTGGGGGTAAAGTCCTGTGCCAGGTTGGTCCAGGTGCCGAATCCCATCAAGCCCATCTTGGGAATCTCGCCGGTGACTTTGGTCACCTGCGAGATATACTGCAGCATCAGGTTGCGGGTCGGGGTGACCGGAGAACCGTTATGGACGTAGGTGCTCTTCCAGAACTGATTGTTGGGGCGATTGATGCCGCCGTAAGTGGCCGAGAAGGTGCCGTCGTCCACAGCTGCCGGCAGCCCGACCATCGACTGGAGGTTGGTGATGTTGTTGTACATGTCGGACGAGAAGCGATCGAGCGTGACATTGGTCGCATCATTCATGCGTGCTTCAATCAATGGCACGACCGAGTAATCGAGCTGCACCAGACCCTCGAAACCAAGGAAGGGGATCGCTGTGAGATAACCTTTGAGGTTAAACTCCGCGTTCTGCAGCCCCGGCGTGGTGCCGGGCTGGTTGAATGAGCCGTCGTACCCGACATTCTGAATTGTGACCATAGGATTGCCTTGTAATGGGACAGTGATAGGAGACAATCCACCTGATGCTACTTGAGCGTGGCTCAGCATCGCCGCCATCCAAGGGGTGCTCTTCCACAATTGCACGAATACTTTTGGAAGAAACGCGCGGCGAGTCACCGCCGCTAGCTCTGCAGCGATTGCACCCTGCGCTGGCACGATTCCTTGTCCGAAGGTAGGCATATACCTCTCCTATCAACAACCAAACAGTTATCTGCCGGCCCTTCCGCGAAACTCATCGATCATGCTGTAGGCCATGTCGCTGGCGGCCTTGTCGGGATTGCTCAGCAGGCCCGGAATATCGGGAAACTCCCAGTACTGGCCGTGCCGCGCCGGCTTGCCTGAATTGCTCGGCGCCATCACCGGGCCGTTGTCGGCGGCATAGAGCTTGGCGGCGTCTTCCAGCTCCATGTGCGGGTATTTCTTCAGCGTCACTTCCTCGATCTGCTTGACCACGTCCTCGCCGTGCGACTCGACCAGCTTCCTGCGCTGGTTGGCGCGGCGGTTCTGGTAGCGCTGCTGCTGCTCGGCGCGCTTGTCGTTCTCGAACTTGGCGGCCAGATCGCGCTTGAGGTTGTCGATCGACACATCGGCAGGCAGCCGGTAGGACGGATCAATCTCCTTGATCAGGCCCAAGGTCTGGGCGCGGGTCTTGGGATTGCCGGCCAGGCGATGCAGCAGCTGGCCCATGGCGGCGGCGGTCTGCGGATGCATGTCGGCCATCATTTGCCTCCCTTCCAGGGCAGCTTCATCTTCTCGCCGCCGCGCTGCACCAGCGCCACGCCCGGCATGCCGGCCGGATTGCCGTAGCGCTTGGCGTCGAACGATGGGTTGAAGGGTGCGGTCCAGTCGCGCCCCGGCGCCAGCGAGTGCACGTCGTTCGAGGTGTCGGCAAACGTCTTGTTGCTGGCGCCGGCCTCGAACGGCGAGGAGGTTGTGAACACGTCCTTCTTGTCGGGCATCAGACCGGTCGGCCCTTCCTGGTTAAGTCGCCTTTTTCCAGCGCCATCGGGCGGTCGCTCTCCGTGATCTTGGAGGCAGACGAGAAGCCGCCGAGCTGCGGATAGGAAGAGACGTTTTGAAAAAGGCCGTTTTTCTTTTTCCTGTCTTCCATCTTCCCAGCTGAAACCTTAGGTTTTAGATAATTAGATTCGGCCATTTGGGCTGTACTCCTCTAGCCGCGTCGTCGCGAATAGCCGCGACGGATGTTCGAAATTGTCGACTGCGGAACACCAAGTCGGACGGAAACATCGCAAGCGCGTTCCGTGGAAGCGCGAATTTCTGCGACCTGAGAAGTGCTCAACTTTGCTTTCGTGTGCGCCTCGCCGTGCCGAACACGATTTTTGCGATCGCGGTCCAAATTGTTGTCGACGCGCGTTCCCGGCATCAGATGATCTGGATTGCAGCACGGCGGATTATCACAACGGTGCAGCAGGCAAAGACCATCAGGGATCGGGCCCATGGCATCTTCGTAGACCATGCGGTGGACACCGCGCACGCGCATGGTCTGCCGATTTTTCAGATAGCCGTAGCCGCGACCATCCACGCCGCCCAGCCATAGCCAGCAGCCGCTCATCGGCTCTGGGATGATCTTGCGCTCGATCCTGGCGGGCAGGGAGGTGAGGCTCATCACATTCCTCCTGCTGGCGCGCCCATCGGGCCGCCCATTCCGCCGCCGCCACCACCCATACCGCCGCCCATGCCGGGCATCGGGGAGGGCCCGCCCAGCATGATCCCCGGCGGCGGCATGTTGTGGCCTTGCAGACCCTGACCCGACTTGGCGGCCGCGCCGATGCGCTGCGCCGCCGCGCCGGTCAGATCGTCCATGTCGCTCTTGCCGAAATTCGCCTCCAGCGCGCGCACGGCATTGAGCAGCGCGCCGCGCCGCTTGTCGCCGATGGCGAAGTTGTTGACGGCTTTCAGCAGGATCGGGATGGTTGATTTAATGTCGGCCATGGCGGCCGCTTCGTTGCCGGCGCCGCCGCCGGGCGACATTGCGGGCGTGGCGCCGGGGCCGGCGGGACCGCCGAACGGGGATTTGGGCAGCGGACGCCCTGGCGGCATAGGGCCACCAAGCGTCGTTGGAGGCGTTGCGCCTGGAAGGGGCATAGTTGCGCTTACCACCGAAGCGGAATAGTTCGGTAGTCTCACTTGGCACCAAATAGCAAAGCCCCGGGCAGCAGAGACGCATGCCCGGGGCTTTGAATTTCAGCGGTCTTATCGCCGGCCGCGACGGTGGCGTCTACGCCTAGCCATTTCGTCCTCCTCTGTTTGCCCGGCACATATGCGTCCGGTATTGTTGAAGAACAACGATTGCCTTGCCTTGCCTTGCCGGGCCTCGCCGAGCCTGGCCGCGCCCTGCCGCGCCGAGCCCTGCCTGGCCAAGCCCAGCCGCGCTTTGATAATTTAATTCAAACGATTGCATCATTCAAGCCGCGCGCGGGTGTTGTGGCTTTCCTGGTGGGTGCCCCGCCTTGCGGTCGGCTTCAGCTTGCTGTTGTTCTGCCAGCACGCGCTTGCGCAATCTGTGGATGATCGCATCCGCATTCGGCGGATTGAGCATGCGCACCAACATTTCCCTATCAATCGCTTGAGACTTGAACAAACCAGCCGCCTGTTCCTTGCTCTCATCGGCGAACAGCGGCGAGTGCGAATGGCCGGCCACCCGGATCTTCAGATCCGGGTCGGCGACCTGGCTCGGCACCAGCGTCTGGCCCTTGTCGGTGCGCATGCGCTTCACCGAGTTGCGCTGGATCAGCTTGATGCCCTTCTCGGCCATCTGCACCAGCGGCTGCTCGAGCCCGACCGCGACCTTGCGGATGCGGCCGGAGCCGGTCATGGCCATGTGCTTGGCCTGCTTTTCGCCGCGCACGCCTTCGGCGCCGCGTCCCATGATGGTTTCGGTCAGGCCGGAGGCCTCGAGGAAAATGGCGCCAATCTCGCGAAACTCGTTGAACAGGTCCTGGTTGACGGGCGGGCGCAACAGCTCGAGCTTGGCGCCCGGCACCATGTCGTAGACCCAGGATCCGGGCCCGCCGAGGGTGTCGACCTTCTCGTCGGAGAGGCCGGAGAAGCCGGTGGCGACCCGGGTGGGGTCGACGTTCTGCTCCAGCAGGTCGGCGATCTGCTGCAGGCGCTCGTTGGTCCATATTTGCAGCGGAATCAGAATATCGCTGTGGGCCTTGCCCCAGAAAAAGTCCGGCCGCCGGTATGGCACCACCGGCACGAACGGGTGCTCCTGCTCGATGCCGAAGATATTGCTCTCGCCATGGTACAATTTGCTGGCGCGCTCCTCGTCGGCCTTGCGCATGGCCGCGATGGTCTCGCGGCTATCGGCCAGCACGCCGTCGACGCCGTCGGCCTTGGTGAAGATGGCGTAATCCTCGCAGGTATCGTCCCACACCCACACCTCGTGGAACCGCACCATCGGGTTTTCCGACTGCGGCTCGTAGGTCGGGCGCGGCCGAAAGTCGGCCGAGGCGCGTCCCATCATGGCGCCGCCGATATTGGGGCCGCCGGTCGAGTCGATGATGAGGTTGGAGAGGATTGGCGGCAGGTCTTCGTCGTAGCGGCCGGGGTACTGCTGCATTTTCCGTATTTCGGCCTGCTTGCCGGCGCGCAGCAACCTGAGAACGGCGTTATCCCAGTTGAGGCAGTAGGTGTGGATGAAGGCTTCCTGCGAGTCCAGGTCGGGCTCCGACTCGTCGTAGACCGAAAAGTCGCCCGGCAGGATGATCTTGCCGAATAGGTCATTCCTGCTGTCGTTCCAGCCCAGCTTCAGGAAGACCGAATCGAGTGAGAGCGACCAGTAGACCGCTTCCGAGAACATGTAGGCGAGGCCGCAGTCGCGGAAACTATCGTTCCACTCGTCTTCGAGGGCTTCCACCTGCGAGATGATGGCGTCTTCGGCGTTGCGCGGGGCGGCGATGTTGAAGCGGCAGTGGTCGGCGGCGTAGAGGAAGCTGGTCACCAGATCCAAATGCGCTTCCAGGCGATTGTACTTCACCTCGATGGTGTAGTCGTCGGTACCGTAGTCGAGGAAGCGCCGGCGCGCGGTGTAGAGCAGGTCGCGATCGCGGCTTGACTGCTGGCAGATCCTGACGATCTGGTCGACGGCGTCGTCGCGTTTGCGGGCGGTCTTGGGAATGATCATGCGCGCCTCATCTATCTCCGATCGCAAACGTGACCGAGCAGCGTCGCGGCCGGCCGCAGCAATCCCTGCGGCGCGAAATACGCCGGTTCTGGAACATCATCGCGCCAGAGCGGCTGCAACTGCACCTCGCTGCCCCACAGGTAGCCGAGAATACGATATTCCATCGGGTTCTTCATGTAGACCAGGAGGTAGGCCCACAGCGGTGACTTGTTCTCCTTCACGATCAGGGAGCCATTGGCTCTGTCGGTGCCTTTCACGTCGATCTTGAGGTTGCTGAGCCCGGTGCCAATCTCCAGGTCGCATAATTTCTCCAGGTCGTCGGCCAGGTCGTGCCAAGTGATCGGGTCGAGATAGTACTTGGCGGCCAGTTCGGCGCGTGCGCCCATCAGATCGCCGGCGAGCTTGGCGGCGTCATCCTCCCTGCCGGACTTGCGGTTCTTGAGAACGGCCTGGCGGCGGCGTTCATGGCCGACCCGATCGGCCAGCCGCAGCTCGGCGGTGGTCCAGGTCAGCCATATTTCTGGTAAAGGCTGTTCACAGCCGTCTCGACGCATCAGGTTCATTTCGGGATGCCTCCGGGCGGGCGGTGGGAGGCCTCGAAGCGGCCACCGACGCCGAGCCCCTTGCCGCCGACCTTGGTGGTGCCGGCGCGCGCGCCGATCGTGGCCGACACCCGCGAGGTTACCCCGGTCGGGCCGCAATAAGCCTGCTCGATGGCACCGGAGGGACCCACGGGCACATCGAGTGCAAAGCCGGGGAGCGGCGAGGCCGGCGCGAAATGCTGGGTCTTGCCGGGGGTGACGGTCGGATTGACCCGCGGTGCCATACGCTCGTGCATGCGGGGCGAGTTGAAGTTTTTGTCGCCGTAGACTTGGCTCTGCATCTCTTTAACCGTGCGATCGGCCTTTTTGGTCGCTTCGGAACGGATGGCCACGGGCTTGGGAACCCACCGGACATGTAGACCGCCACACCTTGGACACGGAGGGTAGTCGGCGTCCGCCATGGTGTATTCATGAACACAGTACCGATTGAGGCAAACCCAACTCTTGTAGATCATGTACCTTATCCGGTATGGCGCCAGGACATGAGCCCGAGAATGATGAGCACGATAAAGATGAGCGCCGCTATCATCGACAGCACGTGCACGTCCCGGATGCCCATGTCCTGATTACACATCTATCTCCGGGAAGGCGTCGGCACCGGAACATTGGGCACACCGACCACGACCCAGCCGGTATCCTCGCTCCAGCCGATGGTCCACTCGATCAGCTTCGGCCGTTCCCCTGGCGGCAGGAAGATCGGCGGGGTCGGGAACGGCTCGTTCGATCCGCCCCAGATGCCGAGCGGCGGCGGCGGAATGACGATCGGGTGCGATGGCACGCCCGGGGAGACCGCATCGGGCGGGATCACGATCGGGTGGGTGGGGAACGGCTCATTGGCACCGCCCCAGATGCCGGGCGGCAGCACGATCGGATGCTCCGGCTTGCCGCCGCCGAGCCAGCCCGGCGGGATGACGATCGGGTGCGCCGGATAGACCGGAATGTAGATCGGGTGGGTGGGCACCCCGGGCGCGATCATATCGGGCGGGATGACGATGGCGATCGGCGGCGTCGGGAACGGCTCGTTGCCGCCGCCCCAGATGCCCGGTGGTTTCTCGCCGCCACCGGGAGCTTCGGCAATTTCCAGGAAACCTTTCACGAACGGCATGCTTCTCTCCTATGGTTGGGTTGCAAATGGGTACACGAGCTGCCAGACCGCCATTATGGCGCCCAGCAGCAGCAGCCAGACCAGCAGCGCCACCGCCAGCATCTCCAAGACCACGAAATGCTCGCGTGGCCGCATCATGTTTCTAGCCTCGCGCGATCTTGCGTTCCAGCTTCAGCTCCTTGATCGCCTTGGCGCAGGCAGCGCCGTTGTTGAGGGCGTGGGGAAACTCCCCGCGATCGATCCTGATGCAAACGTCGATGGCGGCATCGAACGCCTTATCGATCACCTGCTGACACAGTTCTTCGACCCTGTTCACGGCGGTACTCCCGGTGCTTGGGGCGTTCAAAGCGCGGCAGCGCCTGGAACTTCTCCGGGTGGTTCATTTCCCAGTGGCGGCCGACCTTGTGCCAGCGCAGGCCGTCTTCTATGTCGCGGATGACGGATTGCAGGCGCACCCGGTAGTTCTCGGTCAGGCCCAGCTCGCCGCGCAGGATGTAGTGCAGGTTGCGGCGCGGCACGCCGGCGTAGAGGCAGATCTGGGTGTACGGCACCACCCCGTGAAACTCCGGGTCATAGCGGAAGCGTCGGAACCATGTGACAATCTCGTCGCGATTCATGGAACGCTACCCAAGCGTTTACAATCAGGGCAATAGGAACGTCTGAGCTGGAACTGCCAGCCCTGATCGCCGAACGCCTTGATGGTGTCGCGGGTAATATCGCGGTATTTGTTCTGGTGCTGGTTGGGCTGGCCGCGGCGCAGGAGGCGCGGATTGCCGAACGCCATGGCGCCTTCGGGGACGTGGACGATGGGTGAATCCTTGTGGCAGCGGTAGCAGCGGGTGCGGATGGGAGTGAGCACCTGGACCCACTGATGATTGACGTAGCTGACCGCCTCCTCGACCGGCGAGGCCTCGGTCATCGGCTTGAACCGGACGGCGTCAGGAACCGACATTATTTACCCTCGTTGCTCCGCAACATGCAGGTCTCCCGCTTTCTGGATCACCCCGGCGGCGCGAAGGTAGTTGATGGCGGCCTTTTCGGCAACACCGGGGCCTTTGCCCTCGGCCTCGCGCTGGGCCGCCTCGTAGGTAATGCCGTTGGCCTGCAGCTTGCGCTGCAGCCAGCGCCGCCAGGCCTCATGCGCCAGGGCGGCCGCCACCACGCGATCGTCCTTCTTGCCCGGTTCGGCGCCGACTGCTCCCCCATCCACCACGATGGTCTTCATCTCGTCGATCAGGTAGAGCGAGAAGGTCTTGAAGCGCCCCAGCTCAAACGAGTCCTTGAACGATGACAGCATGCTGAACTTGTTGTGGCCGGTGGTTTTCCACTGGTAGGCGAGCGACTGCTGCATCGAATCGGGGCGGCTATAAAGGAAGTGCCGCATCATGGTGAAGACGTAGCGCAGGTCATATTCTATTTTTCCATCTGGTGTTCTGTCGATCATCTGCGCGGCTTCCTGGCGCAGCTTGTTCATTTCGTTGAACACCGCCTCGCCGGGGCCGGTTATTTCCAGATTGACCATCACGTTTCGATAATAACCCGCAAGGTGACAAAGCGCCCACGCGCACTGGTAGGTAGAGATGAGAGGAGTGACAAATTCTGCGACTTGGACCATTCGATCGGCATAGCACCGGCACACATTAATAACCGATCGATCCGCTTCCTCTCCTGATCCGTAAGCGGGATCGCAACCGATAGCGTAATGGCCGGTAGCATCGGCTTCCTCCCAGACCTTCAGTTCCGAGCGCGGGTTGCGCTGGGCGATGACCGCGGTATCGCGCCAGGTGTCGCCCATCTGGTACTTGAACGGCATGAACTTGACGTTGCGGGCGAGCTTGGAGGCTTCGGTGAGATGCAGCGAACTGAAGAACTGCGTCCCTGTTGCGACAAAAGCGTCGTCCTCGAGCCACGGGAACATCTCATCCATCTTGTTCTGGTCGCCGCTGTTTTCGGTGTCGAGCTTCCAGCGGTACCAGGCGATCTGGTTGTGGTTGACGGTGATGCCGTGGCGTTTGTACACTTCGTTGACCCGACGGCGTTCGAGCATAGTTAGCTGCGACTGATGCCCCTTGGGCATGAACATGGTGAAGCGTTCGTCCTCATCGTGGAAAGCGTAGTCGTCATGCCGCCACCAACCGACGAAGATGCAGCAGATAGTCCTGTCATCCTTGCCTTCGCGCCAGCGTTCTTCCCAGAAGTTGAAGCCGTTGGCCGTCGTTTCCTCAATCTTCAATCGATGTGGATAGTGTGTGGACATGGTGGCCGAAAGTTCGTTCAGGTCGTCTGGCGACCCCCAGAAGGCTACCTCTGTCGCGTGTATGAAGTTATTGGCGCTGGAACGCCCGAGTCCCCCCTTCACCTTCTCCTTGGTTCCGGCGACGAGATATTGTAGCAGGCTGCCGTTTTTCAGCACGATCATGTCGCGGTTCTCGGCGTCCCACTTGATCTTGTGGGTTTTCGGAAGACCGCTGAAAAATATCTTGATCGTATTTCTGAACAGCGCCTTG